GCCTGCTTCGACGCCTGATCGAACGCTAGGTTGAGTTGGGTAGCGTCCCCGATGACGGAGACGCGGACGATCGAGCTACGTCTCGCCATCGGCGTACTCCTTCAGATCGTCGAGGTAGCGGGCGAAGTCAGCCCCGGTGAGCGCCCAAAACTCGGACGGTTGCATCCTGTAAACGCGGGAAAAGACCGGCAGCCAGCGGGCTAACCGGTCTCGGTAGGGTCCACCGTCTCGTCGTCGGCGACACTGTCAGCGAATGCCTCCAGGAAGTTCACGCTGATGGCGTCGGGGGTGAGGTCGGGGTGTCGGCGACGGAGCTTGATCCACAGGATGGCTTGCAGGCTGACCGGACGAACCGACCCTCGGAGGAGGTCGTCGTATTCGTCGTTGCCAACTCGGCGTTGGAGAGAGACCCATTCGTCGAGTTCCAAGTCGTCGAGAGTGGCGTCCACTGTTTCGGTCTTCCCGTCGATCTTGACTGTCACGTTCATCTGATCTCCCTGTTCCACACCCGGTCGATTAGCCTGTCGGTCTCTCTGAAATAGATGTCCACCACCATCTCTTCGCGGGCTTCGAGGGCGTCGACGAGGAACGGTTGGGGGGCGATGTTGCGGGCGGGCCACCCCCAATGGATCGGCGGTGCATACGGCAGTCGTGCCCCACCGGCGGCGACAGTCCCGGCACGTTGCGAACCGAGCGCCCGAATCGACGCTTCGAGCCGGCCCGTCTGATTCGGGGCAAGCGGTTTTGCAGCCTTGGCGACCGGCTCGGCCGACTTCCGGTGGATCTCCTTCTGCGCCTTCCGGTATTCGGCGGGCACAGCACGAAGAGCACGATTCAATTCCCGCAGCCCCTCCACCTTTACGGTCATGCCCCGTAGGTGCTCTCTGTGTTCTGGTATTCGATGGTGAACGCGTCACCCGAAGCCGGGTCCCAGGCGGTGAACGGGACGTCGACCACGATCACATCCGTGTTCGGGATCTGCGGAGTCTCCCCGGTGAACCGGGCGTCAGCGATGGTCAGCTTCAACAGGTTGTTGTAGGTGTCGTCGATCGCATCGCCCTCGAAGTCCAGACGGATCTCGACGGAAGTGTCCGCCGCGAACGCCTCGTAGAAGTCGTCGCGGTCCTCGAATTCGATTCGCAGCGTCCCACCCAGAGTGTCTCTCGGGCGGTTCAGCGGTTCAGCCATCAGCCCCGCGTTGCCGAGCTTGAACAGCCGGTCGATCGGGAAGTTGTTCTGATAGCGGACCGACGAGAACGAGATAACGTTCGAGTTGGTCACGTCGTCTATCAGGACTGTCCCCTGCGCGTAGTGGAACACGTCGGGTGCGGAGTAGTTGGCGGTGGCGAGCGCGGTGGACGAAACCTCTTGGCGGGCCAGGAAGTCGGTGGCCATCTGCAACACGCCGTCAGGGTCCTGTGAGAAGCCGAAGCCGGAGATCTTCGATCCCGGATAGGTGAATGCGAACACTGTCCCGTCGTTCGCCTCAACACCCTTCTGCAACGTCAGCGACTTTCCGGTGAGGGTGCCGGGTGTGAACGTGTGCAGGTAGACGGTGGGAGAGTTCGTCTCTTCCGGCTGCACCGTGGACACCGCGCCCAGCCCGACCTTGAATAGACGGCCGAACTTTTCGGTGGCGACCTCAAAGTTGACGGTTCCTTCAGCCCAGTTCCGGGTGATCCGACGGGTCGAACCTCTACCCAGCCGGGTACTGGGACGGATGCCGTCTGAACCTCCGATGTTCTGCTGGCGGCGCAGCGTCTCCGAAGTGAATTCAAGGAACGTGTCCACCACGACAGCGGTGCCGTAGGTGGTTTCCTGCTTGTAGGCGAACTGGTGGTTTATGGCTCCCACGGCTTACTCCTTCTTCTGTCGGGCCTTTTTCCAGGCGTCGGATTGTTCGAGCAGCCGACGGGCAATCTCGAAGGGGATTTCGCATGGCACACCCGGTTCGCAGACGACCCCGGCGGATGGGACCTCGACGGGCGCGCGCGACGGACCGATGTAGACCAGCTTCACGGAGGCTCCTAGGAGACGCGGGCGGTGACGGTGATGTCGAACTCGCAGATGACATCCCATCCCTGATCCACTGAGATGGGCAGGTAGTCGATGTCTGACACGATGGAACGCAACGTCTGATCCCCGACCGACGGTGGACTATCGCGGATCGTGTCGACGATCAGGTCCATCAGGTCGCGGGCCCGGTTCAGAGCGGCCGCGAACGTGGCGGACGTGTCCGATGCTGTGCCCGCATATTTGACTTGTGCCCTGCCGGGAAGGGTGAACTCTTCGTCTCGACGGCCCGCACCGATGGCCGCATGGATCTGCGAGGTGACGATCGGGTCGCCGGGTCGGACCAGATAGATGGCTTCTTTCAGTCCCGCCTCACCGTCGGCAGTCAACTTCACTTTCAGTCCGATACCCGCTGTCCCGAATGTGGCGTCGGCGTCGACCGCGGTTTGGAGGGTCGTACGGAACGCAATGATGAAGTCTCCGGCTGCGACACCAGCCATCAGAACGCCCACACCCGGCGATAATGGTTCACTCGGGCCATCATCGGCCGCTCGGTCGAAGTGACCCGGACCGCACCGTCAGGTCCGACCCCAACCACCCCGAACGGTGCGTCCTTCCGACGCCAGAGCTCGGCGGCGACGATCAGACAGGTCTGTTCCACTTCGGTCGGCACCGCATCCCACCCCCATTGTGCGGTGATCTCGACCCTCGCCCTCCGACCGGATGTCGGGAAGGTGAGACTTTCAACAGCAGTCACCTGGTTGAATGGTCGCCCGTCGTGTGCTGAGGAGACCGGTTCGACCTGATAGTCGTCGGATGTCCAAGTCGTGTCGAAGGTCCCATCATCTGACGTGTCGGTTTTCACGACCAGGCCGGTGACTGTCGAAAAGTCGGGTACGTACACCCGGTGGGCCTCTTCAGCCTGGAACGTTTTTGCAGTAGCCGAACCAGAGTCGAAGAAGACACGGCCGCAGTAGTTGTCGATCATCCTCGACGCCGATTCGACGGCACGTTCCAGGTCGGCGTCGAAGTCGTCGTCCGTGAGGGTGATCGCGACGAAAGCTTTCAGTTCGTTCAGGGTGCTGTAGCCATTGGTGATCGCCACCAGGACGCCTCCTGCTCTCGGTACCGGTCCTCATCCAAGACGATCTGCTTGACGTGTCCGGTCTTCACCCCGGTATGCACGTACAAGGGGATGTCAAGATCCATCAGCCGTTTGCAGAACGTCACGTCTTCACCCCGTGTCCGTTCCCCGTCTTCAGTGATCGTCTCTGCGAACCATCGGAACGGCCCGCCTTCGGGGAACTGCTCGAAGACTGTCCGGTGGACTAGCAGACAGGCAGCACCGGTCGCCTCCACCCTCACCACCGTGTTCTCCGGGTATCCCTTCAACACGGCCAGCCCGTCGGGACCGAACTCGTACATGGTCGGGAACATCCGATATCCGTCGGGGCCGTGCATCGCTGCGAAGCACAAGCCTCCGACGATCGGCCGTTCGTCAACCTCCACCGCGGCCAGCAACCGGGGAAGGGCGTCCGGGGGAAAGGTCATGTCCGAGTCGAGCATCCACAGCCAGTCGAAGTCGGTGGACAAGAACGATTCGGCAACTTCGTTTCGAGCTCGGGAAATGTTCGCTCCGGCGTACTGCGCGATCTGCCCGCCGATCAGGCCGGGGTAGGCGAGACTGACATTCAGCAGCGACCTACAGAACTCTCCTGTGACTGTCCCCGGATGCAGATACGCAACGATTACGCCCCGACCGACCGCGCCCACCGGTCGTCCAAATGCCTGTCGATCCAGGCTTGCGCCTTCATCGAGTCCCATCCGACCGCCTCCGGTAGTTGTTCGTCCCGGTAAACGTGGAATGGGGTTACATGTGTACACGCCCACAGGTCGATGTCGAAGACACCGCAGCGGAGACAGAACCAGCGGTCCTCACCCCACATCGGCCAGTTCGGGATCGGCTCAAACTTCACCTGTTCGAGCACGTCCCGACGGATTAGGGTCGCCGCACCCAAACCACCCACCCTGTAATGGCCCGGTTCACGGAACCTTGCGGGGGTCTGAGTGAACCCGTAATGGCCCTGGTCCCACACGTTCGGAAGCCATGGATCGCCCGGCGACCATTGCGACCAGTAGACGAGTGAGATGACCGGTTCAGAACCGACCAGATGGTTGATCGTTCCCGGCTGGCAGATGACATCCGAATCCACCAGGAACAGCCACGGCTGAGACTCTTTCAAGAACAGGTCGATCGCATAGTTCTTGATCGCTGCCACCCGCGATATCGACCCCATCGGCCATTCGTGTGTTCGACCGTCCCGGCTGTATCCACCCTCCGGAAGGTCGATGGCTGGCAGGATCTCCACGTTGGCGTCACGGAGCAGCGCCGACGACTCCGGGTTTACGTTGTCGTCGTAGCACCACACGTCACCTTCAACCGACCGCAACCAGACGTCGAGCACTTCGGGTGTCTGCCGGATTGGAGAAAAGGTCAGATAGCCTTCTCCCATTCAGATGACCTGGGCGGCGACCGAATAGGTGATCGAGTCGGCGTCGTCATGGACGGCGGTGACCGTCCAATAAGCGGGCACAATGTCATCCGCGATCAGGTTGGCGTCCGCCGTCAGGGACGGGTGGACTCGTAGGATCGTGGTGCTTGTGCCGGTGATCGCCGCGGACGCGAGGATCGTCCACGTCTCCCCGGACAGCGGGTCTGATCCGACGATGGTGAACACAACCGACGGTGAGGCGGCTGAGGCTGTCACGTCGATGATCAGTATCAGTCCGGATGTTTCGCCTCCGGTCACATGGAACGTGTCCACGGTCGGGGTGGCGGTCCGTGCGGCCGAAGCCAACACGGTTACCGATTCACCCCGCGTGATGTCTACGTCAGCCATCAGCCGTCACCGTCCTTCGGTTTGCTTTTGGAGCCTTTGGGACGGCCGGGCTTGCGGACGGGAACCTCAGGCTCCGGGTCGGGCTCGGGCTCGGGCTCTGGCTCTGGCTCCGGGTCGGGTTGTGTTGCGTCGAAAGGCGCATAGCCGAGACGATCCGCTTCGTCCGCAGGCATCTCCCGTCCGGCGACAGCCCACAAGGACGCGCCCCTGGGGTCGCCATCCTCGACAAGGCTGTCTCTCGACTCGGTGAGAAGCAGCCGACGGTCCACGATCACGGTCGCCATACGTTCTCCTGTTCTGTTCGATTGAAGGTCAAGCCGCTCATGGCCGAGCCGTGCTCCACCCAGCCTCAGTCGCATTGGCCACCCAGAAGACACCGCTCGCGATGTTGAGAGTGGCCGAGGCGGAGGTGGCCGTCGCGAAGCGACAACCGGAGACAAGCCCCGTGGTGTCCGTCACGTCGATGTCGAGGTAGTCGGTTGGCTCTGTCCCGTCCTCCTGCGCCCCGAACACGCAGTCGATGATCTCCAGGCTGCGCGTGAACTCAGCGACGATACAGACCGTCGAGATGTGCTTGAAGGCACAGTTCTCCAAGCGAGTCCGCGAGACGGGGTTAGCCCCGCCCGTGCCGATGAGGCTCAGGCCGGTCGGTGCCTGCTGAAACTGGCAGTCAATGAACCGAGTATCAACGACGCTGACGCCAGCACCGGCACTCTCAAGCAGTGCGCCGACACCGGTGTCCCCACCGTCGAAGTGGCACGCGTGCGCGCTGATCCGCCTCGTTGACCCCTCGACGTGGAGGCCGCTGCCCGTGCCGCGGCCCGCCAGGGTGAGGTTGACGAGCAGCACATCGTTCACGGTGGCTGCGGTGCCGTCGATGGTCAGGGCCGTCCCGTTGGTCGCGAGGCCGGTAATCCGGGCGCTTCCACGCGTACCGACACCGACAAGTGCGATACCGCTCGTCGAGAGCGTGAGGTTCTCGTCGTACTCGTTACCGCCATCGATGTAGATCACGTCACCTGCGGACGCGGCATCGATGGCCGTCTGGATGCTCTCTCCGGCGCGCACATGCCGCGTCGCCCCAAACTGGTTAATGGCGCGCGGCACGCCGTCCTGAATGACGACGCCGCCTTCGATGATTGGCATGATGTTTCTCCTTCCAAGTTTGTAGTGGGGGACAGGACCATTCCCGTCCCCCACCAGTGGATCAGATTCCGGACACCAGCGTGAACGCCTCCGGACGGGTCCACACGACAGCCGCACGAAGATCCGCACGGATAGCCTGCTTCCCCTTGATGAAGTAGTCCGAATGCGAGTCGGACACTTGCACTCGGATACCCCGTCGGAGGACCAGCAGCGAATAGTTGGCGAAGTCGCCGACCACCGCAGTGTTCTCCGTCTGCGCATCCGACTTGACCACACGCAAACCCCAGATCCGCTCCGGGCCAGCCTCAGAAGGCGAACCCCAAATGTAGATCCCGTCGGCGGTGCGAAGCAGCCGCACATCCTGCCAGTCGTTGTCATGGAAAATGACAGCGTTCGGAGATGCCCGACCCGTCACACGAGCCTTCGTGATCCCCTTGTGGACCGCATCCGGCACCGGATCAGACCCCTTAGCCTGCGTGCCGACAGAACCCTTGTTGTTGATGCCAAGCACATTCGGGGTGCTGCCATCGCCGACCAGGATCTGCGAATCCAGCCGCTGACGAAGCATGAACGGCAGACGTGCATTCACGTACGCCTCCGCACCCGGCTCGTCCTCCAACTGCTCGTCAGTGACAGGCAGCCACACGGTGACCTTCTCCACCGTCACAGACCGCTCAGTCAGGACCAGCGCAGCCTCACCATACGTGCCACCCTCAGCGGCCTCAGCGGCGTTGTTCGTGAAAGTGGTCTCCTCCATGTACTTGTACGCCGACTGGGAGGTCGGGATCTGCGGAAGCAGATCGGTGACCTGCACCGGACGTTGCGCGTCCAACACGACCAGACCGGATCGGGTCGACTCGGGAGCCCAACCGGCACCCGTCTCGAACAGAGTGTTCCGCGGGTTCATGATCGCCGTCGGCGACACGTCGAGGTCGGCCTCGGCACGCTGACGCCAGTTCTTGAACGCCGACGACTTGACGAACAGCTCGCCAAGCGACTTCGGAACTCGACCCCTCGGTCGGCTATCACCCGGTTCGACAGCCTCAGGGTCGTCCTTCGACGCTTCGGCGGCACGCTGAACATCCCGGAGGGACTCGGCAGCCTTACCCAGTTCGGTCAGCTCGTCGTTGAGCGCCTTGATCTTCGATGCGGCAGCAGACGTGTCGCCTGCGAACTCCTTCACCTTCGACAGGTCGATGGTGCCCTCACCGCCGTCGCGGGCTTCCGCGAAGATGGCGGCCAGCTCACTGCGCTTGGCTTCCAGCTTCCCTTCAGCCTCTTTCAATGCGGGAAAATTCATGATGTGACTCCTTGTGTGAGTGCGACGAACCGGGCGTACTCGCCTGTGATGTCGCAGGTTTCTTCTGTCTCGGACGCGGATCCGAGACGTTCTGTGGCAGCCCGCAACTTGTCGATCGACGCGACCGCATCGTCTGACAGTGGGGTTTTGCCCTGCTCTGACCGGAAGGCGACCACCTTCTCGGTCTCACCCGCGAACGCTTCGACAGCCCCAACCAGGGCTTCGAGATCCGCGGCAAACTTGGATGGCACCCGATCCTCGGGTTGACGTGACGGCTTCACAGCCTCATCAGCCAGACCCGCCTTGACGGCGCCGTCATGGTCGAACCATGTTTCCTCGGCCATCAGAGCGAGCCATTCGTCGGCGTCCGTGTCGGACCGTTCCGCATAGATGCCGGCAATGATGGAGGTTTGAACGTCGAGGATCTCCGCGGTCTTGCGATGGTCTTCGCCGTTGCCGATAGTGATCGCCAGGGCCTCATGAATCATCATCTGGGAACCGGTCAACATGATCCGACGGTCCCCGGCTTGGACGATCACCGAAGCGATCGACGCGGCCATACCGTCGACCCTGGTGGTGATCTTCGCCGGATGCGCCCGGAGAGCGTTGAAGATGGCTACACCCTCGAAGACTGAGCCGCCGACAGAGTTGATCTGCACTTCGATCTCGTCGGCGGTGATCTGCTCCAACTCGGCGGCGACCTGCTCGGCGGAGATACCGAACCAGTCGTCGATGATCCCGTAGATGCGGACGACTGCCGGACCGTCCGCCCCGTCCCGGTTCTGTACGGTCAGAGTGGCGGCAGCCCCGATCCGTTCTTTGAACAGGTCGGCGTACGGCTTGCGAATGTTCATGCGGCAGTCTCCTTATCTGGCTGCACCTGCACCGAGGGCTGGATGAGGTAGTCGATGGCGGCCAACAAGATCTTCGGGTCGTCCTGGAACCCGCCGAGGGCGGTGTTGCACCGCGAGCACAAGATCCCGCGTACGCAGTCGCCGCAGCTCTCTCCGGAGGTCGGGCAGCACGCGTGGTCGTGGTCGACGTGCCACGTCCCGCGGCCGACGGGTGTATCGGTCCCGCAGATGGCGCAGGCGTTGCCCTGGCTGGCAAGGAGAGCCTCGTACTCCTCTGGCTCCATGCCGTACTTCTGCCGGAGCGTGTTGTCGCGCTCCCAGTTGGGGTTCCTGACGCGCCATCCGCGCCGGTAGTCGCGCATATAGTTCGGGTTGGCCTTACTCCATTGACGCTGCTGGTCCCGATGGCCGACCCTGCATTCCTCACATGGGGGTTCGCCAGCCCGATGATGTCGCAGGTGCCCCGTGGTCGAGCCGGTGGCTGGCTGCCCCTTGTTCGGCCCCCGCGTTATCGGCTTAGCGCAAACCATCATCAGTCCCCCTCCGCAGGCTGTACCTGAATGCTGGGTAACCCCGTATGCTTGAGTAGCCGCAGGTCACCGGAAGTGATCGCAGCAACCGCCGATTCCGGCTCGAACCCGTCACGGGCAAGCGTCGCGATAGCTTCGGCGTTGACCTTCAGAATGTCGGCGGCGTCCTTGGCGTCATCCAGCAGGAACGGGATATCACGGTCGTCGTACCAGAGCCTCGACCCGGCCGGCGGGTCAGTGAACTTTGCCAGCGACGCCGCCATCTTCCGCCACAACGGACGGGCACCCACATCAGCGAACCGCCGTTTAGAAGCGTTGAAGTTCCCGGCATTCAACGACGACCCCTGCATGCCTTCTGAGAATTGTGCGAGGACTGCCCCGACCAGCGACGCGGCGGCCATCCGCGACTCACCGGCACCCTGAGTCACCTTGAAATCAAGCTGCTTGAGATCCGCCCCAACCATGTGAGTGTCCGCCCCGCCACCCAGATGTACCGTCTTGTACGCCTTGTCCACCCCGGAGTGCTGCTCGGCGTAGAACTTCGCGAACGTCTTCACCGTTTCGGGGGCGACATCCTTGTCGTAGGTGATGACCGTCCCCGACGTGGCACCGTTCTCAAAGAACTTGAGCTTGTGTTTCGACGTGGCGTTGTCGGCCATAACCTCGCGGGTGATAGCCGTGATCCACGACATGCCCCGCCACTGTGCGATCGGATCAGGAATCGGTGAGTAGTGGGCCACGTCTTTGGCGGGGAGCAGCGTCCCCTCGTCGAGAGGAGGCTTGTACAGATACCCGGACACCCTCGCACCGATGTCGGTCGGCCGGCCGGGCGAACCGTCCTCCCGGACCGGCGCCTCGGTGATGATCGTCGTCCAGTCGGGACGCAACCGACGGATACGCGACCCAGCATCGTCGACGACCGTGGTGGCGTAAAAGTTGCCGGCGAGAGAACCGTCCTGTTCCATCCGGTCGATCAGCTCACCTGTCGTACCGTTCGGCCACGGATTCTCCAACACTGCCAGCGACGGCAACCCGAACAGGTCACCCGGCCGGCCGTTCTCGAGCCGCTGATACTGGAAGCGCGCCTCAGAAAGGATCGCCTGTCGTATCAGGATCGTGGTGAAAACCACCCCGTTCGCCTTGAACGCCCCCTCCACGTAGCCTTCGAAGTCGTTGGCGATCTCCTCCCGATCGCCGATAGACGATCCGAGTAGCCCCGGCACCGACCAGAAGTTCCCGCTGTTCCACGTCTTCCCGATCGACGAGAACGAAAGCCCGTTACGAAACCGAGTGAGGTTCCTCATTCGTCATCCCCCAGGATCAGCCACGCCAACCCAGCGAGGAGCACACCACCGACCGCCAACCCCGCACCGAACATGTAGAACCCGACACCGACGGCCACCATCACGGCAGCCACTGTGAGGACGATGGCGAACAGGACATCTCGCACATCGACCACCTTTCAGGTGACAACCATGACCGGTGTCAGGTCTGGGGTATGCCCGTAGATCGAATGGCCGTGAGCGGCCAACGTCACTGCGACCAGCGGCGAAATGTCCGCACCCGACTGACGGCTCCACGTCCACGCATCACCACGATCACGTTTTCGTGCGCCACGCAACGCCACATCCAGCATCGACTGACCCAGATGTCGCAGATCGTCAGACAGCGCCGCATCGAACAGAGCACCACACGCCTGCGCCATATCCTGGATGGTGGCCTTCACCAGCAGACCACCATCCGTCTTCAACCCGACCCCAGCCTCTTCGAGCTCCGCGAGGAGCGAGCTGGCGGGACCGTTACCGTCGACCACGATGACACACGGCGACCACCGGTCGACCAGCCGCAACAGCTCTGGCACAACCCACCGGGTACCGGCCTTATGGTCGATAACCTCCAAATGTTTCCGGCCGTCCTTGCGTCTCCCCGCCGCGCCGATAGCCGCATACGACCGCTCCGGGTTCACATCGAACGCGAACGCGATGGGACCGTCGATCTGAGAATCCATGTCGGCCAGCCCGTCCCACGTCTCCCGCGGAATCACCTGTGACACGTCCTCATCCGGGTCAGGCCAGTCACCCACACCCAGACGCTCCGTGGCGAACTCGCGGGGCGGCAGACTCCGCTGCTCGTCCGCGATGTACTCGGGACTGATACGGATACCCATACCCGGATTCGCCATCGCCCACATTCTCGGATCGACCGCCGCCGCCTGCGGATCGGCCGCGTACTCGTCAGGATCGACCGACCATTCGAACCAGGCGAGCGACGGGTCACCGCCCCGGTGGCCACGGGCACGAATCCTCGCGAACACCAGCCCGTTACCGTGCACCAGTTGATCGACGGCCGATCCGCCGTACCAGAGCTGCGGATTCGGATGGGCCGACAGGGTGGGCATCAACGCAGCCAGCGACGCCGACGAAAGCTCCATGGCCTCATCCAGAATGACGCAGTCCCCCGACAGCCCCCGACCCCCGCCCTTCGTGCGGGTCTTGAACTTCAACCGCTGCCCGGTTTTGAGGGTGATCCCCTCCTCACCGTGAGCACGGCTCACCCGCTGAACCAGCCGATCAAGATCGTAAGACGACTCGATCAGGTTGAGCACCCGAATCATGTGCTCCATCGAGGTCTCGAATAGATGCGCCGAATGAACGATCAGCCGCTCACCGAACAGGAACAGGCCGGCTAGTTCACGGGCTTCAAAGATCGCACCCTTGCCGCATTGGCGGGATGCCTCCACCCCAACCTCAAACGCAGCCCACTTACCGTCCGCCCGCTCCCCCAACCCGTCGTCAAGCACCAACTGCTGCCACGGATCAAGATGGAGGCCCGCCGAACTAGCCAGCTCAATCGCCTCAACTCCCGAACTACTGACGTGTGGTGGAACGTGCATCACCCGCGGCTGCTGCACGCCGAGCAGCACGTCGGGCGGCGAGGTCGTCGACACTGTTCGCCTCCACGTCCACATCAAGACCCAACACGTCCAGCACTGTTCGAAGCTCCCGCGACAGTGCAGGCAAATCACGCACCGACGAAGTGTCGTCCATCGCAGTCGCCAACATCAGCGCCGCAACACCCAACGGTTCACCGGACCGGGAACCCAAACGACGGCGGACCGCGGCCACCGCCGACACAGGACCATCGGACACCGGATGTTTCGCCCGCCGATGCGCCGCCAGGCCAGTGCCGTTCTTCGCCTCGAACCCACAATCACCACAAACGGTCATCCGACAAGCCTCAACTGCTCGCCCTGAACGCTGACGGCTGCGCCTCTCACAGAGTTGCAGTCCCGATGTGCAAGCCGGAGGTTTGCCATCGTGTGGTCACCACCTTCAGAGCGGGGCACAATGTGGTCAATGGACGGATAGCGAGGGCCCGCGATAATCGCCGGGCGACCGTCTTTGCCTTCCACTTCCTGTATGTCCTCCGGGTCAACGGGGAACCCACAGAGTTGACAGGACCCCTGATCTCGCTCGATGATCTTCGCCCGCTTCTTCGGACTGATCGGCCACCTGCTACGGGCCTTGGCGCATCCACGCGAGCAGTATCGAGCGTTCGGTTGTCTCCCCACGAACAGATCGCCACAACCGGCGCATTCGGTGTAGAACACCGTACAACTAACGCCGAAGCCCCCTGCTAGACGGCCGTGCCGTTCAGAACAAAACCGCTTTGAAGCATGGTCTGAACGCATCGGATCGTTGCACCATTCGCAGCGGCGATCCAGCCTGGCGAGCTTGGCGAGTTCGGCTATCCGCCGCTTCGCATTCTTCTCAAGTCGGCGACGAACCCGTGCCCGCTTAGCCTCTTGCCATTCGTCCCACGACGCATAAGCGGATTTAGACACCTCACCGCAACGCCTCGTGCAGAACTTTTGGAACGACCGACGAGGCTCAAACGTGTCCCCGCACTGCTCACACGGCCGAGGCGAGCGATCCCCCTGTCGGTACCGAGCCTTCCGACTACAGGCTGGACAGGCTCGGTACCGTGGATGCCGGATCTTCGGCGTGTGCATCGCCCCGCAGTAGGCACACGCGAAGCTGAGGATCGGACTGGCAGCTTCAGAGCGCTTACGTGCGGCGGCGCGACCCCGTGCCCTCTTCGTCTCCCTGTACTCAGCGTCCGTCTGATATTTACGGCGCGAGTAGCAGTTGCCACAAAGCCCGTCCGAAGTCTTACGAGGAAGATCCGGATGACAGGTCGCCCGGGTCCGGGCCCGCTCCTTCTTCTGTGACTGTGTAGGCTCTGACACGTCGATCGCCTCCTCGTAGGCATCGGCCACGCCCCCGGACGTTCACTCGTCGCGGGGGCCTTTGCTTGGTGTTTTCCAGCAGGGAGAGGAACCTAGG